TAAACCACTGCCAAGTTCCGCCACCGTCGTCGGCCCCGCGGTCAAGGCATTGACGCCCGGAATGAAGACGCCGAAGCCGCGGAAGTTCGGGAGATTGTTGTAATTTCCTTTACAGGTGAAGCGCTGCCGATCACAGCCACCTTTGAGCGTGAAGGCATCGCCGGGCGAAACGCTCTCCGGGAATTGATCCCAGAACTGCGCCACATCCGCCGCCTGGCGCGGGTCTAATTTCACCTCGCGACTGAAGCCCGCATTCGCGCCGCTGGTGAACGTCAACTCGCCGCCGGTGTAGCTGAAGGTATTGGGTGGCGACGAGTCATCGAGCGTCACCGCAAACTGCTGGCGGTTGGTGACAGCACCGACCACGCCATTGATGATCGTCGTCGCGACCGGAAACTTGCAGCGGTTGTCGCCGAACTTCACCACGTTGCAGGAAGTTGAGAAGGTGCGGATGACCGTCTGCGCCAAGATCTGCGCGAGGCCGCGCACTTCGGTGGTGTATTTGCCATCGCTGTCGTGATTGATCGCGCCTAAGATGCCGGACTTCGCGACGAAGTAGCCGTGCTCCGGCGCGCGCCAATTGCAAATCATCACCGTGACGGGCGCCTTATCGAGCAGGCCGCTTTCGATCTCATCGACCGTCACATCGAGCGGCGTATACATTTGCGCGTAGGGCGAGTCCTGGGAGACTTCCGGGAACGCGCCCTGCACTTCCAAGTTATCGACCGCCAAGTCGCTGTTGCTCTGGATATCGCCGGAGGTCACGTTGGCGATCGCATAGTAGCGCCCGGCGTACTTATCGGTGGGGCTGTCGCCGGTGTCCGGGATCGTGATATCCAAATCATGTTCGGTGCCGCGGATCATGCGGCCGTCCGCCATTTCGATCGACCAGATGAAGGCTAGCGAGGTCGCGTCCTTTTGCAGGTCGGCGAGCAACAGCGGCGGGATCGTCTTCACGCGAGCGGCAACCGAATTTCAGCGAGTTGAATTGTCGCCGTCATGATCTTGAAATTCGAGATCGTGACCGACCACTGCGCATCGAAGCGGCACCACACATCGAATTCCCCACCCCAGCTGTTGGGCGTGCCGGAGAAGCCGCCGCCTAAGGTCACGAGGCCGGTGGCTTCATCCAAGGTCCAATCGGTTTGGATCACGCCGCCGTCATTGGCGATCTGGATCCCGGCGTAAGTGTGGAGCCGGTCCGTGTACCCTGAGCCCACCGGCCGCGTGATCTCGCGCTCCTGGATGATGCTGCCCGCGCTGTATTGCTTGATGAGCCGATAGGAGGCGGGCGAATCACCGGACGATACCAGCGGCTGATCGTAGGCGGTCGGGCTGGCATCGAGCCCGCAGGACTTGTAATCGCTCCAATCACGGAAGCGAAAGCCCGACCACATGCCGCCCATGGCGTGCCAGAAGGCATTGATGTTCTCGATATCCGCTTGGTGCTGATTGCCGAACGGCACCGCTTCATACTTGAAGAGCGGCCGCGACCACTTGCGATCGCGCCGCTCGTAGCCGCCCTCGCGGCTGGTGATCTTCACCAGGTAATTGGGCGCTGACTGAAAGCCATAGGTCGAGCACTGCGGAAAGGTGGCGGCGGGATCTTCGATAATGGTCGGCATTAGCGGCCGTTCCTGCGCGCGGCGATCGAGAGCTGCGTTGCGGCGTTGTTCGCCGTCTGCATTTGCGAGGGCCGGCTGATGGTGCCATTGGGCGAGGTGGTCATGAAATTGTTGATCACCTGCAGCGGCTGCTGACCGGCGCCGCCGTTCGGGATGATATGCATATCTTTCGCGCCCGAGTAGGCGAGCTCCGGGCCGTTCTCGCCGACGACGCCCACTTTGCCGGCGCCGATCGTGCCGCCCGCGGCAAAGCCGCCGATCGTGCTCGCAAGCGCACCAATGTCCGTGCCGGTCGCCGCAGCGCCGGTGCTCGCAACTGATGCGCCACTACCGCCGCCGCCTAAAGCCCCGGCGAACAAGCTGGACAGGCCGCTGCCGCTGCCGGCGCCGCCGAAGATGCTTTCGGCGATATTCTTATTCGCAATCTGTAGCAGGTCCCTTTCGATACTCAAGGCCATGTCGCGAATCGCTTGGGTTAAGGACTTCGCCCCGGTTTCGGCGGCCAAGAGATTGTCCTCGAAGGCCGTCTTGAAATCGTCGTTGATCTGTTTCGAGAGCAGGTTCGTCTGCGAGCCCAAGCTCGTGAGCTGGTTTTGAAACGCCTGCGTCGATTTGGTCAGCTGCGGCATGGTCGTCGCGTTCTGATCGGCAATGGCCTTTTCTGCGTTGTACACCTGGGTGAGCGAGACAATCTCGGTCTGGCGTGCGGCCTCCAATTGCGCCTGGCCCGCGAGGGTCGTCAATTGCCCGTTCGCGACTTGCGCATTCACGGTTGCCTCGACGCTGGCGTAGGCGAGCTCGGCGTCAGTGCCTTTCTGGACCTGTTCGTTGTAGGCGGCCTGGGCCAGCGTCACATCGCGCTTTTGCTGAAGCACCGCAAGGCCCGCGGTATCCCCGGTGCTGGTGAGGTTCTGGCGCAGTGATTTGTTTTGAAACTCAAACGCAGCGTCCGCTGCCTTCGAAAGGCGCCCCGCCATGACGTCCAAGTCATTGTTGATTCCTTCGAGTTCCTTGGCGTCCTTCAGGTTGAGAAATTCCAGATAAAGCGCACGCGCATCTTTCTGCGCCTGCAGCCCCTTATCCCCCATATTCTTAAATGCCTGACCAAGATCGCCCGTCGTGATCTTGTAATTAAATGCCGCCGCATCGCCCGCATTAAACTGGGTGACCTGCTCCTGCAGCGATTTCGACAGATCATCCGATTTCTTTTTGGCCTCCGCGAAGGCGAGCGCGCCGGCATCGAGCTTGATGTCCGCAACGATTTTCGAGACATCGCCGCCGGCGGCCGCCACCTTTTTGAGCGCATCGGCCAGGGGACCGAACTGCAGCTTGTAGTTGGCTGCGGCGGCCGCGCCCAAACCAAAGGAGCCCGCCTGCTGGCGCAGCTGCGCATCATAATCGGTCAGTTGCTTGAGTGCCTCGTCGCCCGCCTTCAGCAGCGCGGGATTCGTGCCCGGATTTTTGATTCGCTTCTTTTCGGCCTCGGTGGTTGAAATGAGGGCGAGCTCATTCGCGCTCCCCGCCTCCATGATCGCGAGTGTTTGCGCTTCGGTGTCGGCGCGGTTCTTCACGATATCCGCCGTCGACTGCTTGATGATGTCGCCGGCTTCGCTGAAATTGCCGGTGGCGAACTGCACCGCCGCCGCGCCAATGGCGCCGATGGCCGTGCCCAGCCGTTGGAACGCACCGACCGTTTCGACCACCGCAACGGCGACATACTTGACGCCCGTGACGATGAGGTCCGCCGCGGCGCCGAGTTTCGAGCCACCGGTCGCGCCCTTCTCGAACTGATCGGCGAGTTCATTGAGGACGGGCAAGAGCTTCGAGGCAAGCTGTACCGCCAGGCCATCGACGATGGTGGCCTTGAGGATCGTCACCCGCGTGCTGAAGTCATCCGCCGCGGCGGCGAGCGATCCGGAGATCACGAGGCCCGCGTCCTCAGCCTCTTTCTTGAATTGCGCGAGTCCCGCAGCGCCTAAGTTCAACACCGGGATCATGTTCTGCCCGGCTTTGCCCAAAAGATCCACCGCGATCGCGGTCTTGATCGGCCCATCGGCCATGGCGCGAAACTTATCCGCGATATCCGGGAGCACCTGCGCGGCGCCCTTCAGGCTGCCGTTCGCGTTGGTCACCGACACGCCCAAGGCGCGGAAGGCTTCGCCGGCCTTCGACGTGGCATCGCCGCCGGCTTGAGCCAACGAGGTGTTCAAGTGCTTCAAGCCATCGGCGAGCGCCTCGGTCCCCAACCCGGAGGCCGCCGCGGCGAGCTTCAGCGAGGATAAATCCTCCGCCGTGACGCCGGCCGATTGCGACAGCAGGTTGAGCGAGGCCGCGGCTTCGATCGATTGCGCCGCGAATTCGACCATCTTCTCGATGGTGAAGGCGGCGGCGATGTCCTTGGCGATATCAGCGAGGTACTCATGCTGCTTTTTGGAGAATTCGTTGAGCGCAACGGACGCCGCTTTGAAGGTCGCGTTGTAGCTCGAGCTGTCGGCTGTCAGCTTGACGTTTAAGGCTGCAAGATTACCGCCGGCCATTTACTCGCTCCTTGCCCGTGCGCGAAAGGCGCCCAAGTACCGTTGGCGATTCGCGGCCCGAATGGCCTCATCGCGCTCCGACTGCTCGACGAACATGAACTCCATCATCGAGGGCGGTTGCGCGCCTTCTTTCAAGTGTGGCCGCAGGAGCTGCTGGACCGTCATCGCGGCGTGCATATTATCTCGGTACGGTCCCCACGGTTCCAACCGCCAATAGGCTTTCCAGCTGCGCAATTCCCGCTCCGAGAGTTCTAGGACTTGATCGATCGAGCGCCCGAGCAGCATCCCTAAGCGGTGCAGGAAAAGTTCCTCAGGCGTCAGTCTTTTTTTACCGCGTCGCCGACCTCTCCCGGCTTCGCATCCGGATCCTCCGCCGCGGTCAAGCGCATGGCTTCGGCCGCAATGCTTTTCACGACGAGGTTGGGCCACGCGGCCAAGTCCTCTTTCGACTTAGGCTTCGGGTTCACCAGCGCCTTGAACGCGATGAAAAGATCCGTCTCCTCGCTGCCGCTTTTCACTTGCGTCCGTACTTGCGCCATGGTCTTACCATCGAGCTCGCTCACCTCATAGGTCTCGCCGCGCACGATAATAGGCCGGGTGATGAGGGTCGCCATTAGCCCGCGGACCGAATGATGCGACCGGTGATTTTGCCACCGAACTTGATTTCGTTCTTGCTCGAGAGGCTCGGGTCGTATTCCCAGGTGAGCATCGCCAAGTCAAACGAGAAATTCTCGCTCGGGCTGTCATCGCCGACCTGCAACTGAAACGAGCGCCGCGCCTTGTTTTCCACATCATCAATCAGGCCATTCTGGATGGTGGTGTCGATCAAAGTGTAATTGGCCGTGAAGGTCACATCGTTGCCATCCGAGAGCCCCGCGATGTATTCCTTGCTGCCGCCGGAGCAGAACGTGGTCGCTTCCACCTGGTCGTTCTTGACCCCAATGCCGCCGATATTGGTGATCTCGCAAAAGCGCGTGTAGCTCTCGGGCGAATTCCCGTCTCCCACGGCCAAATAGTCTTGGCCGACGAATGCGTTTGTTTTGTGAACCGTTGCCGTCATGTCGAGTCCTCCTTAAACCAAAAAGTGTAGAGCTGCGTCATCCTCGCAATGCCGGGATCGGGATCACCCGCCGCGAATTCGTTGTCGATGAAGACCCTATCCACATAGGTGTCGCCCATCATGCCGGTCGAAAAGCCGTCGAGCGCGGCTTTCAGCGCTTGCGCCAATCGCACCGCCACCAAACCGTTCATGGCGTAGCTATCGATCTGCATCTGCCCCGAGACCAGTCCGTCGGTCCCGCAGGTCGTTTGCTGGAAGAGGGTCGCCGTGCGCTGGATCAGCACATCCGGGAGCGAGTCCGAATTCTGCGGTCGCGTCCAGGCGTAAAAGCGCTTGGTGATGGCGCACACGGGATCGCAGCTTAGGAGATAGTTGCGGATCCCCGCCTCGAGCGTGCCGGCGCCGTCATCTTCGGTCATGCGGACTTCACCGCATTATCGATGCCGAGGAGAATCGAATTGGCCAAGGCGAGCTCGGCCTCATCGCGCGCTTGCAACAAGGATTTGCGGATCCAGGGCTGCGGTTTCTGATAGCGCGTCCCCAATTCCACGAAGTTCAACGCGTAATAGCC